GTCCAGCACGGACAGCTCACAGCAAACCGTCACCGTGCAGCAGGAGCGGGATGCCAGCACAGCGCCCTCCGCCAAGTCCTGCTCTGTGCAGAAAGGTGACACCCTCTGGGCGTTGGCCGCCAAGTATTATGGCTCCGGCGCACAGTACACCAAAATCTATGAGGCCAACAAGGATAAGATCAGCAACCCCAACCTCATCTATCCCGGCCAGGAGCTCACCATCCCATGAGCTATGAACTGCTGATAGAGCACCAGGGCACGGTCATGTATCCCCCGGTGGTGGAGGGTGTCACCATTGAGTGGGAGCGCAAGGGCCAGCCGGGCAAGCTCACGTTTGAGTGTGTCAAAACGGATGGGCTGAGTTTTCAAGAGGGGGACCCCTGCCGCTTTTCGGTGGATGGTACCCCTATTTTTTATGGCTTCGTTTTTGAAAAATCCCGCAAAGGCAGCAATCCCAAGGTCATCAAATGCACGGTGTATGACCAGCTCTATTATTTTAAGAACAAGGACACCTATGTGTATGAGAAGAAAACAGCAGCGGATGTGATACGCATGATCGCGGAGGACTTCCAGCTCAATGTGGGTGATCTGGAGAGCACAGGCTACACCATAGCCAGCCGTGTGGAGGACAACAAGACCCTCTTTGACATCGTACAAAATGCCCTGGATGAAACGCTCAAGGCCACGGATAAGCTGTTTGTGCTCTATGACGATGTGGGAAAGCTGACCTTGAAAAGCATCGGCAACATGAAACTTGATATGCTCATAGATGAGGAGGCCGCCGGTGACTATGACTATAAGAGCTCCATAGCCTCCCAGACCTATGACAAAATCAAGCTGTCCTATGAGAACAAGGACACCGGCAAACGCGAAATCTACATTGCACAGGACAGCTCCAGCATCAACCAGTGGGGCGTGCTCCAGTATTATGAAAAGCTGGACAGCAACGCCAATGCAAAATCAATGGCAGACTCCCTGCTGGACCTTTACAACACCAAGACCCGCACGCTCACGCTCAAGGATGTCCTGGGTGACATCCGAGTGCGGGCGGGCACACTGCTGGTGGTCATGCTGGGGCTGGGTGACATCAATGTGTCCAATTATCTTCTGGTGGAGCAATGCAAGCACACATTCAATGACGGCCAGCATCTCATGGAGCTCAAAATGCGAGGTGGTACATTTGTCACTTGATGCCAATGCTCTGGTGCGCCTGGTCAAGCAGGCGGCGGTGGATGCCGTCAACGCGGGGAGCCCTATGGCTCTGTGCTTCGGCACCGTGACCTCCGCCTCCCCGCTGAAAATCCAGGTGGACCAGAAAAAGACTTTGACGGAGGCCCAGCTCATCCTCACGGATAATGTGCGGGACTTCAACCTGTATATGACCACGCTGCCTGTCTACCACGAAACGGAGGAGATCAGCGGCGGAGCCGGTGAGGCAGCCTTTGCCATACACAAGCACAAATACCAGGGCAAGAAAAAATGGAAAGTCCACAACGCACTGGAGAGCGGGGAAAAGGTCATCCTGCTCCGCTGTGACGGTGGGCAGAAATACATTGTTTTGGACAGATGGGAGGCGAGAGAGTAAATGGCCATGCTACCGACAACCGGCGATGATCTGGACCTTGTGAGCTTCCAGCTTGAAACACAGCCGGGGTACACGCACAAGCTGGATATTGACCGGCAGAGAGTGAGCGGCATGACAGATGAGCGGGATGCACTGTATCAAGCCATCTATCTCATTTTGAACGTGGAGCGCTATGCGTTCCCCATCTACTCCCGCAATTATGGCTCCGAGCTCTCCGACCTCATCGGTCAGTCCAAAGAGTACGCTATGAGCGAGATGAAACGCCGCATCACAGAGGCTCTGGTGCAGGATGACCGCATTGAGAGCGTGGATGACTGGAGCTTTGAAACAGGCCAGAACTGGGTGCGGGCCACTTTTACGGTCTACACCATTTATGGAGAGATCGAGGCAGAAAAGGAGGTTGAGATTTAGCCATGTTTGAGAGCAAGACCTATGAGGCACTGCTGACCAGCGCCCTCTCCCGTGTGTCCTCCGCCATTGATAAGCGGGAGGGCAGCATGGTGATGAACGGCGTGGCTCCGTCTATGGCGGAGGTGGCCCAGCTCTACATAGGGCTGGATTTTGTTTTCACGGCCACCTATCTGCTGACAGCGCCCCGTGAATATCTCATTAAACGGGCGGCGGACCGCAACATGTCCCCCTATCCGGCCAGCGCTGCCGTCTACCGTGCGGAGTTTAACATTGAGGTGCCGGTGGGCACCCGTTTCTCCCGTGAGGACCTTAACTTTGTTGTGACGGCCCGCATGGACACCTCCGAGGACACCACCACAGGACTGAGCCATCAAGTCACCTGTGAAACGGCAGGAGCGGCGGCCAATGACTATGCGGGCACGCTTATCCCCATTGAGTATGTGGACGGGCTGACCCATGCAGAGCTTGTGGAGCTGCTTGTCCCCGGCGATGATGAGGAGGACACGGAGGTTTTCCGCCAGCGTATCCTTGACAGTTTCCAATCCCAGGCCTTTGGCGGCAACCAGGCGGACTATACAGAAAAAGTCACGGCTATGGACGGCGTGGCCGCTGTCAAAGTGCATCCCGTATGGAACGAGGATATTTCCCCGTCCAGCCTCATCCCCAGTGATGCTGTCACCACCTGGTATGAGGGCATTGTGAGCACGCTGGACACCGATGTGGCCGCCTGGCTCACCGCTATTTATACAGCGGCCAAGCTCAAAAAGCTCACGGTGGGCGGCACCGTCAAGCTGGTCATTCTGGCCTCCAACAACGCCGCACCCTCTGACACCCTGCTGGAGCAGATACAGACCGCCGTGGACCCCACACAAAATGCTGGGGAGGGCCTGGGCCTTGCGCCCATCGGTCATGTGGTCAGCGTGGTGGGCGTAGGGCAAACCGCCGTAAATATCACACTCAATCTGACCTATGCCACCGGCTGGAGCTGGGATGCCGTCCAGAGCTATGTGGAGGATGTCATTGACACCTACTTTGAGGAGCTGGCCGGGCAATGGTCCAGCTCCGAGTATTTGACGGTGCGCATCTCTCAGATAGAAAGCCGCATCCTCTCTGAGTGCTCCGCCATGATAACAGACATAGGCGGCACCAAGATCAACGGCACGGAGGCCAACCTTGTGCTGGATGCTGACAGCATCCCTGTGAGGGGGACTGTTGCCAATGGATAGAAAGCTGCTGGACTATCTGCCTCCCGTGCTCCGTGAGGTGCTGGAGTTTCAAGCCATCAATGAGGCCAATGAGCCGGAAATCTCCCTTGCATGGGATGCTCTGGCACTGGTGCTGGCCAATCAGTTTTTGGACAGCGCCACAGCGGAGGGCGTGGCCGTATGGGAGAAAGAACTGAAAATTTACCCCAAGGACACAGACACGCTGGCAACCCGCAAGGCCCGCATCAAGGCCAAGTGGAACATGGAGCTGCCCTATACTGTGCCCTGGCTGAAAAACTGGCTCACCTCCATCTGCGGAGAAACAGGGCACGAGGAAACCATCACAGACTACACCATTGACATCCAGCTTGATTATACCGTGCTGCCAAACGCTGAGGCGCTGGCGGCTGAAATCCTGGATATGCTGCTCACTGTACGGCCCAGCAACATGCTGGTGCTTATGACCTCATTCTTGCAGTCTTACGGCACACTGTCCTATGGAGCAGTAACGGAAATGAGCCGCCAGGTGGACATCTGGCCCTTTGTGGTCAACGAGCTGGAGAGCAATGGCACCGCTGTCACAGCGGGTATGCTGGAATATCACGCCACTGTGGAAATCTACCCAACAGAACAGGAGGAGTAAAAAATGGCCGATACCGAAACCACAAAAACCTATGGCACCAAGATCACCACCCAGGGCTCTGCGCTCATTGCGGCCTGCATCGTCAATGGGACAAAGCTGCCTATATCCAAGGCAGCCGCAGGTGATGGCAACGGGGCTTATTATGAGCCAACCGTTGACCAAACCACGCTCAAGCGTGAGCTCTGGAGGGGTGATATTGCATCCGCCGCCGTCAACGCTACCACATCCAACATGATTGATGTGAAAATCGTCATCGGGGACAGCGTGGGTAATTTTACCGTGCGAGAAATGGCGCTCTTTGATGATGACGGCAACATGATTGCGGTGTGCAATACGCCGGACACAGAAAAGGTGGACATCTCTGCCGGAGTGTCCGGCAAGCTCACCATGCTCATGCACATCATCGTGGCGGATGCCTCTGTGCTGGAGTTTACCATCACCCCGTCCCTGGACACTGTGACAGCGGACGATCTGGCCGCTGCAATCGCGGAGCACAATGCAAGCAGCACCTGCCATGCGGACATCCGTGAGCTGGCGCTCAACTCCTTGCAGCAGGGCGATGCCTACACCAAAGCGGAAAGTGACGCGCTGCTGGCCAGCGGCATCTCCACGCACAACAGCAACACGGAGGCACACCCCAGCATCCTGTCCACTATCTCCGGGCTGGATGGCCGCCTCAAGACCCTTGAGCTGAAATATGGCACAAATGTCACCGGCCAATCCTTTGAGGTGACTTTTGCCTCTCTCACAGGCCTGGTGGTGACGGGCGTGTGGAACAAAACCTATGCAAGACTGGAGTTTTAAGACCGGGAGGTGAACATCATGCGGAGAGGCACAAACCCTGTGCTGACCTTTACGCTGCCGGAGGCAATCACCATTTCTGCCCTTTATATCACATTCCAGCAGGGCGGCCAAACCGTGCTGGAAAAGGACCTCACAAGCGTCACCTATGACCAGGAGAGCGGCACCATCACGCTGCCGCTCACCCAGGAGGAAACGCTTTTATTTTCAGAGCGGGTGCCTGTCTGGGTGCAGCTCAGATTGCGTGACAATCTGGACAACGCTGTGGCCAGTGAGCCCATGCGGGTGGATGTGGGGGAGATATTCAAGGACGGGGTGATCTAATGGCGTATGCAGTAACCTTTGCGGCCAGCCCCAAGACCTTTGATGTCAAACTGTCCACTGGCGGCACCATGCGGGTGAGCGTTGGCTCTGTGCAGTATGTGAACACCGGCAAGCAGGGCATTGACGGCACCACCTTTTATCCAACTGTGGAGGGTGAGGACTGCACACTGAGCTGGACCAATGACGGCGGCAAAGAAAACCCCGCCCCCGTCAATCTGCGCGGCAAGCAAGGCCCGCAGGGCGCACCCGGCAGCGATGCAGACATTGAGCCCATCACAAACCTTGAACTTGAGAAACTTTTAACCTAACGGGAGATAATGAAAAATGGCAACAAAGAAAGCACTTGATGAAAATGGCGTGCTGTATCTGTGGGGCAAGGTCAAAAGCTATGTTACCACGGCTATTGCCGCCATCAAGCTGCCCAGCAAAACATCCGAGCTGACCAACGACAGCGGCTTTATCACCTCTGCCGATGTGCCGGATGGCGCTGCGGCATCCACCACCACACCCAAAATGGACGGCACCGCCGCCGTGGGCACGGAAACAGCCTTTGCCCGCGGTGATCATGTGCATCCATCCGACACCACAAAGGTGGACAAGGTGGAGGGCAAAGGGCTCTCCACAAATGACTACACCACCACGGAAAAGGAAAAGCTGGCGGGTATTGATGAGGGAGCCAACGCCTACACTCTGCCGGATGCCACCAGCAGCGTCAAGGGCGGTGTGATCGTGGGCACCAACGTGAACGTGTCCGGCGGCAAAATCTCAGTCAATAACGGCACCACCAGCCAGAAAGGCGTGGTGCAGCTCTCCAGCGCCACCGATGACACAAGCACCACCAAGGCCGCCACTCCCAGCGCGGTCAAGGCTGCCTATGACCTGGCGGCGGGCAAGCAGAGCCCGGCCACATCTCTGTCCGGCTACGGCATCACAGATGCCTATACCAAAGAGGAGGTTGACGGCCTTGTGTCCAGCGCCCTGCACTATAAGGGCTCCAAGGACACCTATGCTGATCTACCCACCGCCGGCAACACCGTGGGCGATGTCTGGAACATCACCACGGCGGACAGCGCCAACGGTATCAACGCCGGGGACAATGTGGCATGGAACGGCACCGGCTGGGATGTGCTGGCCGGTACGGTGGACCTCTCCGCCTATATGCTCTCTGCTGACCTTGAGGCCATCACCAACACAGAGCTGGACACCATCTGTGTGTAAGGGAGGGCGGCAGCCATGAGCAAAAGCCCTTATCTTGACAAGGTACAGACAGGACGGCTCTGGGCAAAGATCAAGGCGCTCATCTCTCCTCTGAGCAGCAGAGTGGACACGCTGGAAACAACGGCCACCGAAACCACCACAGACGTGGATGAGCTGACCGCGCGGGTCAATCTGCTGTATCTCAAATACCACACCGATGTCACCGGCAACAATTTCACAGTGACCTTTACCTCCCTTGATGGGCTTGTGGTGACAGGCGTGTGGAATAAGGCGGAGGGGAGGCTTGAGTTTTAATGCCAAACTATGACATCATCCCAATGGCCAATGATCTGCTGGAGTACACCATCCAGCGGGTCAAAACCAAGGAGCCGGAATACCGCAGGGTGAAAGCTCTGGTGCAGGAAAACGGCCAGCTTGTGGAAAAGGACCTGTTTGAAAAGCAGCGGGATGACGGAAAGCCCCATTTCCCGAAAAGCCAAACTTTCCACCTGTGCAAGCGGCTGGAGGACTGCGCCGCCAATATCCTTGAAATGTGCATCTCCGCAGACGGGCGCTATTTTGAAACAGAATTTGAGGACAGGCTCAAAGACCTGGACGCTGTGCTGGTACAATGTGAAACCATGCTCCAGTACATCAATCTGAGTTTCAAAAAGGGCTACATCACGGGTGATCAATGCCACTACTGGGCGGATCTTGTCCGCCCGGTCAAGCAGAAAGCCTTTAACTGGCGGCGCAACGATGGAAACAGAGCGGCGGCAATGCGTGAGGCAAAGGCTGCCCAAGAGCTTGCCAAAATGAGCCAGATGGCCCAGCAGATAGCTGAGGCGCTGGCCCGCAGTCCTTAAAGGATATAACTGGCCCTGAGCCGTTATATTTGGGTATGACCTGTTTTTACTTGCATCTCCCCGAACACGAACAACACCAACAACGCCTACTACTTGAACAGTAATGGCAATGTCAACAACAACAACTGCAACAACACCAACGGGTCCCGCCCCGCTCTGATGGTAAGGCCCGACTGAGTAGGCCCAAAGCCAAAAACAGCGCTATCCATCACATCAAAGGAGGTCATACCCAGTCTTGGAGCATCCAAGACAAATACATTGTGCTGATGCCCAGCGCCCGATAAGAGCGGACGGTGGGCTGCTGGTCCTGTCACCCCGGCACCAAAACAGCACACAAGGAGCGGGCGGCCAGCCGCTCCACGACAGGAGGCCGTCCAGATGAACCCAACTCATCTTTTGAGTTTTGCCGAAATCTGCACCTTTACGGTGCTGTATAAGGCATACCTTGCCGCACGGAGAGGCAAGCGCTCCAGAGCTGCCACCGCACACTATGAGGTGCATCTGCTGGAGAACATTGTCAATCTGGTCTATATTCTGACCACAAAAATATACCGCCCTGGGCGTTTCCGGGTGTTTTATGTTTTCGAGCCCAAGAAAAGGCTGGTGCAGGCTCCGGCGTTTGTGGATAAGGTGGTCCAGCACGCTTTGGTGGACAACCTCATTTATGAGCGTATCACGCACAGCTTTATTTTGGACAATTATGCCTCTCAGAAAGGAAAAGGCCTGCACTATGGCCTTGACCGTCTGAGCGGCTTTTTCACGGACTACTGGAACAAATACCACACCAACGAGGGCTGGGTGCTCAAGGCGGATGTGCGCCACTTCTTTGCAAGCATTGACCATGAACGGCTCAAGGAAAAGCTCAAAAAGCTGGACCTTGAGCCGGTGGTTTATGACCTGCTGTGTATTTACATCGACTGCACAGACGGCCTGCCGCTGGGCTATCAGACCTCACAGCTCTTTGCCCTGCTTTATCTGGATGAGTTTGACCACTTCGTAAAGGAACGGCTCCACATCCGCTGGTATGGCCGCTATATGGATGACTTTTTCCTCATCTGTCCAGATAAAGAATATCTGCAATTCTGCCTGCGGGAGATCAATGCCTTTATGGACACCCTGGGGCTTGAATTGAATGAGAAAACCCAGATTTTCCCGCTGGCACACGGCATGGATTTTCTGGGTTTTCACACCTATCTCACGGAGAGCGGCCAGGTCATCCGCAAGCTGCGCCGGAGCAGCGTGAAACGGATGAGGGCCAATCTCCGCAGATGGGAGCGGGACTACCCGCTGGGGCTTGTGTCCCGTGAGGAAATCCTGCAATCCTGGCAGGCGTGGGATGCCCACGCCGCACACGGCAACACCTGGGAACTGCGCCAGCAGGTGCATGATCGGGTGCAAAACATTCTAAAGGAGGCTATCTAATGGCTACAACCACCCTGGGCAACAAAACGGCGGGCAGCATCGTCAAGCTGAAAGAAAACGGTGTGCTCAAAGAGTTTTATGTTGCCAAACAAGACTATGAGAACGGGCTGAACGGCTCCGGGCGCGTGCTACTGGTGCGCAAGGACTGCTATGACACCAGAGTGTGGCACAGCTCCAACGTGAACGCCTACGCATCCAGCTCCATTGACACCTGGCTCAACGGCACCTACAAGGCGCTCTTTGACAGTGACATCCAGACAGCAATGAGCACCACCAAATTTTACTACACCCCCGGCAACGGCAACACCACAAAGACCACGCTGTCCCGCTCCGTGTTCCTGCTGTCTGTCACTGAGCTGGGCAAAAGCGCCTTCTACGCCAACACGGAGGGCTCTGCGCTGCCCATTGCCAGCACCCTGCAAATTGCCTATCTGAACGGCTCCGCTACCACACAATGGACCCGCTCCCCGAGCACGCACGGCACCAGCTACGCCTACTACTTGGGCAGTGATGGCAGTGTCGACAACTACATCTGCAGCAACACCTACGGGTCCCGCCCCGCTTTCACTCTCCCCTCCTCCCTCTCTGTCAGCGATGACGGCTCTGTGTCTGTCAACACTGCGCCCACCATCACCAGCTCCACCACCTCCGGCTCCGATCTGGGCACCAAAACTGCGGGCTTCACGCTCCAGTACACGGTCAACGATGCGGACGGTGACACTGTGACGGTCAAGGAGTATCTGGACGATGAGCTCCAGCGCTCCTATACGGCCACGCTGGGCACCGCAAACACCTTTGAATGTGTGAACACGGCCAATTTCCAAACCGTGCTCAACGGTTCCCACACCCTCAAGGTGGTGGCCAATGACGGCAAAGCGGACAGCACCGCCTACACCGTGACCTTTACCAAAAAGGTGACAGAGGCCACGGTGACACTGGAAACCCCGCTGGATGCAGATGACCAGATCACCGTGATGGTTATGACCATTGTGGGCTCTCTGCCCTCTGACGCTGACCTCACCGTGCTTGTCACCAACAACGCCAATGACACATCCCCGGTGTGGGAGGATGCCACAGCGGACATTGAGGCCGGAGCAAACCATGTTTTCACAAATACCACAGCCGCAAACGGCTATGCTTTCAACTTCAAGCTGACAGTCAAGCGCGGCTCCAGCGACACAGGCGGCTATATTTCCAGCATTGGAGGTGCTTTTGAATAATGGGCATTTACAGTGACAACAGGAGCCTCAAAGAGGCTCACGCGAAAAAGAAAAGTCTGGAGAGCCTGACTGCCGAAAACAAGGCGCTCAAGGAACGGCTCCAGACGGCGGAAACCCAGCTTGTGGACACACAGCTTGCGCTCTGTGATGTCTATGAGCTTGTGCTTGGAGGTGACACCACAAATGGCTAAAGTATACGCTGACCTCATCCGCAAGGGCTACAAGACCCTGGATGACGTGCCCGCCGCGCTGCGGGCCGCTGTGGAGGCTTTGCTGGCGGAGAGCACCAATGTGTAAGCTCCGTGAGCTGCTGCTTTATATTCTGCTGAGAAAGGAGGTGCAAGAAATGGCTGTTGTATACGCCACTCTAATCGTCAAGGGCCGCAAGACGCTTGACCAGGTGCCCGCTCTTATCAAGGAGCAGGTGGAGGCCATCCTGGCCGATCTGGAGGTCACGGTCTGACCTCTCCGCTGTGAGGGCCGGATACATCCCGCTGTGGGCGTGTCCGGCCCTCTATTTTGTTGTTTGCAAAGGAGAATATTATGGCGATTGAGTTATCCGTGGGGGCGCTGCTCTCCCTGCTGGGCATCCCCACGGCCATCACGGCTTTCTGCTCCTGGATGCTCCAGCGGCGCATATCAAAGCGGGACAAGCTCCAGGACGCGCGGGAGGCCGCAAGGGAGAAAAATGAGGTGCTGCTGATACGGAGCACCGGCGCGGCCATTGCCTTGGGGGAGGCCACAGCGGAGGCGCTGAAAAACGGCCACTGCAATGGTGAAATGGAGGCCGCACTGGAGTATGCCCGCAAAGTCAAGCACGAACAAAAGGACTTCCTGACAGAGCAGGGTGTCCACGCGATCTATTGAGGAGGCGAAAGAGGAGGATGGAGTTTTCCAAGAAAATGCTGGTGCTGCACGTCATCCTCTCCGTGCTCCTGTGCCTGACCACCATTTTGGGCACACTGACAGACCATGATGCAACAGCCGTTGCGGCACTG